GACGGAATCGGCAGTGCCAATTACATAAACGTGATCAAGGCTTTCCGCATAGCCGCCAGTAATAGCGGCATTGCTATTTTCAGTCTTACCGTCAAAGCTGGCGTTAAGATCGGCGGCAGTTAGAACCTGTCCGGGTTTGTAGTCTGATGGATAAGTCATGCCAACATACCGCTTTTAAGATGGTCGAGAATAAATGGTCCGCCAGCATTATTGAGCAACGGCCCGAATATGGTAACTGGAACCCTTCCGAGCGCAACAGTAATTGTCTTCTGCAAAGAACCGAAGTTGCCGGTAATTGATGGCGGTTGTTGAACGCCAATGCCATAAACAGAACCGTCCGCCGCTTGTTCTGGCGAATAACCAGAATTTTCCGGTTGCGCGACTTGCTCAAAAGTCATGTCAACTTTTGTCGCTGAAAGCATGTCCGCATTTTGCGAGACATTCAATTCTGTCAGGATCAGATTTTTTGTGATGATCGATTTCGTATTTACGGAAATCGTGACCGTTTCGTCTTTGAATACCGAAATGATATTTTCAAGCTTGGAAAGATCAGCGACAATCGCTGACAGTCGAAGCTTCGCCGGCTGAATTATTTTGACAGCCTGCAAATCATCGGATTGAATTTTTTCCGTGGTTGGCGAATCTTTTGGGGAGTCGATAAACAACGGGAAATCGGTTGTTCCAGCCGAAGGGCTAACTTCCACTTCGACAATTGCCAGACCTTCCCAAATTACCGCACTCGCGTCCGTGCCCAAATTTTCATTTGTAGCGAGAAATTGCGGGCGGCTATATCTTGCCGTTAAAATGGTGTCGGCCATTATGGAAGCGGAATTCCGGTTGGAATGTTTGGAAGCTTGGGCAGTGCCGCGCCAATGGCTTTGTCGAACGTGTCAGTAACCTTTGAAGTCGTCGCGCTAATTGTGTGAATACCGCGCGCGAAATTGGAAGAGTCCGGGGCTTGTTCAACCACTCTATGCGAAGTAGTTTCACCGCCGATCTTTCTCAATTCTTTCATCGTGATCTGAACCGGACTTGCCGTAAGCATTTCGCCATTTTGCTTAATGGCTAATTCTTCCGCAGTCATGCTAGGAAAGACAAGTCCCTTGCTCGAAATCGTATATGTGTTTTTCCTGTCCATTAGAATGTCATTCACCACCTTGACTTCGTCAAGCGATGCGCAAAAGACAGACAGGGTAACGGTTATCGGATCGATGATCCGGGAATCGACAATTGTTCCGCCATCCTCTTTCATGTGGCGCATTGCGCGCGACTTATATTGAATGGATACGTTCGAAACTTTTAGGTTTCGCGCAAGGTTGTCGTCCGAATCTGAAGAGTCATTGACGATCTTCAGGGTCGAACCGGACAGCAGACTTGACAGAATGCTATCGGCCATTTTACCGCAGCAACGATGCTGCCTGCGCTACATTGCCGACGAATTGCCGGAAGCTTTGGAATCCGTCGAAAGAACCAAAGGCAAAGGAATATGTATTGCTCTTTTTCCTGCCGCCAGAAAGCATGCTGTCGGCAATTGAGCCGCCAAGCATTACGCCACCGGAAAGGACATTGCGCCCGCCGTCCGGGTATGAGATAACCATTGTGACTGTGTCCAACAGACTGATATATGTCGGATTGCTCTTCCGCGTTTGCAGAAGAATTTTCAGATTGATATCATCGTCCGTGTTTGGGATAACACCAACTGACAGAAGAATCGGGCTTGTCTTATCGAAACCGAAAATGGTTCCGTCATAAAGCTTTTCGAATCCGGATACCATCGTCGGTTCAATGACGAGCGAATCCGCATCGTCCGCAAACGAAGAAAGCCGAAAACCCATCGGGAAGCTATTTACCGAAAAAATCGTTAAACCACTTCCCGCTGTGCTAATGTCGATCATGTCGGCGGCGGTGTTTCGGAAATTGGGCGGACCGGCAGAACTTCGATTTTTTCTTGCGTGTCAAACACTCTGACCGGAGCGTTTTGGAGCGAGGCCATTCGTGCGGCAGAAAAAGAATCGAATTGCGGGATTGCATTCGGTTCCGGACTTACCCCATTGGGCTTGTCCGAAAACACCAGCGTGTGAAATCCCCGTTCAACGATTTGTAGCGGCATGATTTATTCCTTCCGAGTTTCGCCCTTGTCGCCCTTATCACCTTTGTCGCCCTTATCACCTTTGTCGCCCTTATCACCTTTGTCGCCAATGGACGCCTTTTCCTCTTCGGCGGCTTTTTGCAGCCGCGCCGTCGCTGCGTGCGTGTGGAGCGTTTTGCGTTCCGGCAATTCGTGCTTCTTTTCGATTTTCTTTTCGACTTCCGGTTCCGGATTCAGCAGCGAGTCGACCGCAGCTTGCATTGCGGTAACGGCTTCCTCTTCCGTTTCTTGCACCAGCGCCAGCGCGCCGCCATCTTCGATCAGAATTGGCGCGGAATCACCGGGCTTGATATGTGCCAGTTCCGCAGCATCGCCACCGGAAACTTTGATGTATTGATCGCCCTGATTCAGAATCTTGACCAGAAAAGACATTTCGATTTCTCCTTAAAGCTTTGTGACGCCGCCAAGAATGACGGAAAGAACCCAACATGCCAGACCACCGGCCATTAGGTTAAAGCGCGGCGGTGCAGGAACGCCGACCGCCGCCAGCAGAAAAAGCACAAATGCGAGAACCAAAAGAATGATGGTAAGAATGGACATGATTAGACACTCTGATTGATTTCAATTTTCAACGGACCGTAAATCGTATTGATTTCGGCAATGTACGTGAACACATCCCCCAAAACGGTAATGGTCAAAGACTGAATACTGAGAACATCCGGCACCGCCAGAATGTTTGCGGTAATTGAAGCGCGCGCGGCATCGAAATCAGGTTGCGGTGTAAAGACGGTCCCGAAATAGTCCACGCCGTCTTGGACATTGTATTGGTCTTCACCTAGCCGCATCAAGCCTTTATTCTTCAGGCTCTGCGAACACGCGAACGCGCCAGCAATCAGGACGATATTTCTGCCATCCTGCAAAGCAATGTCGTTATTGTCATCATCCTGAATCGTCTGAATACTCATGCCCAATTCTCCATTGCAGCGTTAAATTCTGCCATTTCGGATTGACTGAGATAATACAGATTACATGACGCGCCGAAATTCGTCCAATCCGCGTCTGAGTCGAAAAGGAAATTTCCCAAATCTGGCGAAGTCATGTAATCGTATTGCATTAGCGCTATTCCGCCAAAGCACCGGACCCCGTTGACAACAGCAACGCCGTTTTTCAGAACGTCAACGCAAACGAAGTTGCCGCCCTGATAAATGTGCAGGGACCAAAGGACGTTATCGGCGTTAAACGATATCGTCTGATTTGGAACCTGCGTCAACGGAATGTAGAGCATTTAGACCGGCGCGTTTTGCCGCGACACTTGTTCGAACTTGAAAACGTAGCGCTTCGACTTCAGGCGTCCGGCAGACGACCCGGCAGGAACTACCGGACCTGTCACAAGCTTTCCGCTTGAGGCAATGACCTTCATTCCATTCGGATAATTCCAGACAATCGAAATGATGTCGCGTGCGGACGACTTGCCCTTTGCAACCCGGTTCGCGTCGACCAGCGCTTGCAAATTCAAATCGTCCTGCGATTGCGGGATGATGTTCATGGACGTTTCGATCATCATTGGCCGCGACCAAGTCAGGCCGTCGCCATTCGGACCCATCGCAACGTCCGCGACTTCCAAATCTGGCGAGTCGAGCGGGTCCGCGTCATCCGCGAACGCCGACACAACAAAGCCATTCGGAAAGGTATTGGAAGCAACGACATTTGCCACCAAACCAAATACACTAATTTCTTCCATTTTGAGGACTCCGTTTCTTTAAGCGGTTGATCAAATCATCACATCGCGGCCAATGACAGCGCGAATAGCGTCAGACTTGGAATAGATGAACAGATAGTTTGCAATCCATTCCGTCAGACCGCTATTCGGATTCGTTTGCGAAGTGAAGCTGATGTTGAGCCAATAGCCGAGTGTCGACACTTGCCGCCAAGCGTTCGAATCGCCGCTGATTTGCGTGATATATTGTTGCTGCACCGCGCTAATTGGCTTGCCCGCCGAAATAACGCCGTTCCGCTTCGCTTGCGTAATGGTTTCATTCATCACACCGAGCAGCATCGCTTCGCCGACCGGGTCCGCAGGCACTTCCGGAACGTTCAGGAAAAGCGACATGAATTGCGCCGTGAACGACGCCTTCAGCCACATTTCATTTGCAAACGTATTCATATCGACAGCCGCTTGACTGCCGCCGCAAAGCACGCCGCGCTGATAGAACGCAATTTGCTGACCGGCGCTTTGAGTCACGCCAATGTAATTGCCGCGCGAAGTGTCGACCGTATCCGCCGTGTTGTCGTCGGAAACGGTAATGTTTCGCTTCGGGAATTGGTAGAACATATAATTCTGCGAAGCGCCCGGAGTGTCGTAATCCGTCGCGGCCAGAATTTCGCAAGGCGATTGTTCGATATAGTCATTCGCCTGCGTTGTCGAAATCACGTTCAATGCAACGCCAGAATAACCCTTGATCAGCGCGAACAGCGTTTCGAGATTCGCAAGCGGGGTTGCCAGCGAATAGAGAAACGTATTGTTTTGCAAATCGGTCCACGCGGCAATCTTTTCGATTTCCGCATTCGTCAGCGGAATCACCGGGGTTGTGAAAACGAACGACCCGAAATTGTTGCTGATTTCGGCGCTATTGTTCACGGCAACTTCCGCCGTGTCTGCCGCTTGACCTTCGACCAGAATTGTCCCGCCAGTCGTCCAACCGAGCATCGGCGCAACGTCCGTTGCGAGGCCAGTAGCCGTCACCGACAGAGTGCCAGTGCCCGGAGTGGAACCCGTCAGAGTGAACTGATTGGTATTGGTGTTGTACGTCACCGTCGCCGTTGCAAGCTGCGGATCGGCAGTGGCTTGAATTGCCGTTTGCACCGTCGCGGCAACCGCCGTCAGATTTTGGTCCGCC